TTTTGAAATTAAAGGTAGTAGAGATGGCCACATACAACGTGAACATGTCAACTATTAAAGCACACCTTTGTGATTATGCTCGTTTGTGCCAAAAGGCAAGGGCATCGTCATCAAGGCAACAATGCCACGCGGGTCTCAACCACGAAGCAGAATTGCGACGAAAGCCCACAAACTTTTCTTAAAATCTGTGGAAGAGACCCGAAGGTCAGTCAGCGCGAACGGCCAATCGTGGAATACCAACGAAAAAGAGTGCTTGAAAATCATCGCCAAACGCCCTCGTAAAACCACCCGTGCCCGAAGGCGTTGAGATGGTGATCTTGGGCATTGGTGCATTATACTCGGGTACATCCGTAAGATCTTTGTGATAACGGATAGGGGTCACCCGAGTAGTGCATTGATAAGGCACTTGGACCGAAAGAACTCCATTCTCGCGAGATGAATGTGTGTAGGCTAAACAACCTCGTGTACCAGTTGTAGGCGCAGGTTGCACTGGAACCGCTGTAAAAACAGGGTCTCCTGCACCATAACTAGTATACGCATTCATATCACGCAACCGCTCAGCGAGAGTGGGTTCTGCAACAAAGGTATCGGCCGTCTTAGTAGACAACCGAACCGAGCCGCGCATAAAAGCAAAAGGAGAAAGCAAATAACTTTGATACTTAGAACGAAAAGCATTCGTCGACGCAACGGTGTACTCGGCATCTAACACCCAGGGATAAAACCTGGTCATCAGGGAGGCGGACGAAACCGGAGCGCCAAAATGGACGTGACGCTTGAGTAAAGAAGAAATAGAAAGAACAATCTCGGACATAGCATTTTGGGAAGCAACCAACCCTAGCGGGTGAACGGGCACACCGCCAATGGGCTGGTTAACTGCTTCCTCCTGGGTCTTGTCGACACGTGGACCGTCAGGTCCCTGCGTAAAGCAAGGGATATAACGTGGTTCGACTGGACCTGCAAACTCAAGATCGTTCGCTCCTTTTACATAAACAGAAAAATAAACATCAGTACCAACTGTCTCAGGTGCTTGAAGTGGAGTCACGACATGCACAAAAATGCGGCCAAAGGCCGTATCAGTGCGCAAGTAGTCCAACGGGATCATCCAAGGTGTTTCCACCTTGATAATATTTCCCGTAGAAAGGTCGTAAATCTCACGATAAGCAAAAGAGGTATCATCCAAAGTAATGGTTGTGGCACAGGGGCCAGGGACATAAGTCACCGCAATTTGGCCACGATGGAAGCCAGTCTTCGCAGACTTAAGCATCCAATCAATACCACCACGATAGAAACGAAAAACCTCAGCAAGATAAGAGACAGGGGTCTTGTAAACTTCAGTCGGTGAAACAACATTTTGAAAATCAACAGGAGTCAAAGAACGAGTGTAAATTTGGGCCCCAGCGGGGTTTGTTGTTGAAAAGAGAAAGAAATCCAAATAACTGTACTGATTTTTAATAAAAGAAATACTCATCTCATCATGCCCATCAGGGGAAAAATCATCAATAGCCTTCAACTTGGCTGACGAGTCCAGACTCATCGGAATACCAGGAGCGGTAGCATTGAAATTGGGAAAAACCTGAGCGGGGTTATGATAAACACGAGATAACGCTGATGTTTCGGTCGGTTTGGACCAGCCAAACGCCGAAGCCGCCCCCGAAAGAGCGGCTGAAGCCCATGCAACGGTGCCAGCGTAAGCACCAATAATGGGAATTCCTGTGATCTTCCCTGCGAAACTCGAAAGTTCTGAAAAGAACGTCGAAACGGGTTTAGACTCTACGTCAGAAGGAGCCTGGCGGCGCTGCCGCTTGGGTCCTTGCGTGACGGCAGTTACCGTTTGGCCGAACAACTCAACATCTTCCATCCACGTCCAGACGCGGTAGTTGATCTGTTGCTGGTTGTCCGGACCAGTTCGCAAAGGAGAAATAACAGAAACGAAAACTCGACCCCAATCAATGGGGACCGCAGAAAGTTCAATAAAATGAGTGGTGGCGACATAAGGAATGCGCAACAAAACCGAAGTCTCATTGGCTTCTATGTCAACACCAGGTAACTGAGAAAGTGAAATAACATTTTGAATATGTGCAGAACCCTTACGTTGATTTTCTGTGTAACATGGATAATAGCACAACCTAAGACGCCCAGCATGATAGGGAGTGCCATTGAGGTCCAAACGGACACACAATGTGGCCCTTAGGCCATAAAATCCACGCAACTTATTTATTTTAAGGACGTTCGTATAATAAGTAAAAGTGTCAGCTGCATAAAGAATAGCTCCAATGGAGTCAACAACAGTAAAAGAACCTTGAAAAACTTGATACGGCTTCGCCAGGTAGTCTGCGATAGAACTAACCGCGTTGGGGGCAAAAAGCTCGCCAACTTGATCAGACCTACCAACAGGCTGAATGGCAGCCACCGGATCAGCAACAAACGAAGTCGTCCCCGACGACGCACCAGGAGTAGAAACATCCTGGTTGTACACACCCAAATCGGTGCGTTGGAAAGTGGTTGAATTTTCGGTAAGCCAAATTAAACCCAAATGATGGCTCAGTCAAGTGGGCGTGTCGTGAAGATGAGTTTCAAGAACGGGCTGCGCACTAGGTACACTCTCGGATCTACAAGCCGGTACCACAGAGTAGGTGTCCCACGACAGGACCCAGTCTGCTTCGGAATTTCTCGTGCTCCCAAGTCACCGAATGGAAATGGGCATGGCACCTCACCAGTACTCACAGCCGCGCGCAAGGAACGCTTGCATGCGATCTGCCCTACTGGTCGACCAAGCAACCCGAAGATTAAACTTAGGGTCCACACGTTTGGCCGCCTGATAAAACTCACCATACCATTGATCCCAGACCGGCTGGGGATGAATGGCGAGCTCATCAAGAAAGCCTTCTACTTTGACTCGAAACAACTCTCCATCAACGTCTTTCTTCTTTGCCCATTGAACATTTTGTACAAGTGTGTCCAGCGACAAACACATCAGTAGTCGACCGTCATCCCTGCGAAGTTTCCGTTTAAGGAAAGAGACATCATACACAGTACGATGCCCCTCGTCAAAGAGGTCACTTTTGACCTCATCGGTATACACAAGACCCATCTCCTGGAGGGCCTTGGAAACCGATGCGTACGTGGGAACAGCAAAGCCGTACTCTTGACACTTCACACGGTCGATTTTCCAAACATTGTCGTCACCATAACATATGTACTCAATTATTCGTCTAATGTACAACTCCTTCAACACAGCCAACGCTCTACTAAAAGTCTCACATCCCAAAGAACGTGCCACACCATAACGAAGAACAATGTTATTACAAATAGTGTTGATAATAGTAGTGATAGGATTTCCAGACGGGTTAGAGTTGTCCCACTCAATGAGACAACCCTCGTACTGGATGAACGGTTTAGTAAAAGAAAGAAATACATTGCGAGCAATCCTGAGGTCCTTTTCTGACAACAGGGGTCCAAAGTGTGAAACGAAAACGTCCCACACCTTGTCCAAAACATACGACGGGAGATCCTTGTCAAAACTCGAATAGTCACCAGCCTTGGTATCACAATTGAGCGAACCAGCGCCCATCTTCTCCAGAAAAGTCTTCAATTCAAACTGATCAGCAACATTCATGCCAACAGCCGAGGAATTCTTGTAACGATTGGATGGGTCCTGGTACCATGAAGCAAAACAACCAAAGAAGCGCCGAATCAACAATGTTGCAACAGTGTCGCAAGAAAAGACGACCCGCGTCTTCCCTTGCTTAACCTTCTCCGTAGGACGAAGTTCGTCTTTAGGAAAAGCAACAAAGATCATCGGAATGGGCCCCTTCTCAAGGGCCTCAAGTGCTTCATCATACTGCTTCTTGATATGTATCGCTCCAGGCGTGTCAAAAGTGTAATTCTCATCAAAACCAAAAGCCTCACGTTTCTTAGATCCAACACCAGGATGGAACCTTGAGGGAGAGCCAGAGGCTGTCCCACGATTTATAGGCTTAAGGTACGGCGCTTTGTCCTTCGAACCCATCACGGCCTCCTCAAACGAGAGGAGCCCATGGAGGGGTTTGGTACACTCCATGTTCAGCTCGTGGATGTAAGCAGCCGAGGCTGCCTCCAACACAGGCATATTACACAGTTTGCCACCCCGGGAGTAAGACTTCAAGGCCTCAACCACAGGGCGGTACAATGCACCATCTTTCTGGAATGGATTCAGGGCAATCATTCCTCTAGGCCTGCCGTTACCGACAGGCTCAAGCAACCTACCCGGAAGCAGCGCGGGCCACGCCCATGCTTCCC